GGCTTGCGTGTATCCCCGAAGGTCCGAACCGGTTCGGGCAAGGCCAACCTAAAATCCGACGAAATTAGGTTTGTTCGTCCGCGATTAGAAACGATCATGCCGGCCAAATTTTCTAGTGCCGGTGTCGAGGTTGCTAAGTGGGCTAAAACGCATTTGGGTGTTGAGTTAATGCCGTGGCAACGTCACGTGGCCAACAATTTGTTTGCGCACAATAAAGGCCAATGGCTTAACCGGTTGGGTTTGGTATCGGTGGCCCGTCAAAATGGCAAAACGATTTTGTTAAAGGCCGCGTTGGGTTGGTACTGCACCGTTTGGGCACAAAAACAAAAACACCCGGTGCTAGTGATTACTACCGCGCACAAACTCGATTTGGCGGTGGCATTATTTCAGGATTTGGCCCCAATGCTTAAAGAGAAATTTGGGGCCACCGTCAAATACGCGTATGGTCGTAACCAATTGGTATTGGGTAATTGCACGTGGGTGGTTAGGGCCGCTACACCGGCGGCGGGCCACGGATCGAGCGCGGACCTAGTGCTAGTGGACGAAGTTTGGGGCGTGTCCCAAGAGGCCCTAGACGTAGGCCTACTGCCTACGCAACGGGCTAAACCTAACCCGTTGTGCATTATGTTTTCTACGGCCGGCACCGAGGATAGCCACGCCATGTTGCGGTGGCGCGAACAAGGCCTACGGGCCATAGACACCAAAACGGACGCGGGCCTATACCTAGCGGAATACTCACCGCCGCCAGATTTGGACCCTATGACCATGGACGCATGGCGGTACGCCAACCCGGCTATTGGCCACACCATTACCGAACAAACGTTGCAAATTGAGGCCACCGCACCCAACCGGGCCGCGTTCCTTAGATCGAGCGTAAACCTATGGGTGCAATCCGATACGGGTTGGATCCAACCCGGTGTTTGGGCCGCCAACGCTACCGATACGGCACCACCCGCCGGCGGTGTCCTAGCCGTTGAGGTATCCATAGACGACGGCCGCTATTGCGCGGTACGTGTAAACCACACCGGGCAACCCGGCGAAATATCCGCCACCGTGGAATTTGTGGTGGACACCATGGCCGAGGCATGGCGGCGTATCGAGACGTTAGCGGCGGACCCAAAATTGGTAATTGCCGTAACCCCAACATTGGATTTGCATTGCCCGTTGTCGTTGCAACGCCGCCGCCAAATATGGGGCTACCAAGAAATCACCCGATACACGGCGGCCGTACGCCAACTAATCATTGAGGGAAAACTACGGCACACCGGGGAAACCATGTTGGCCGAACACGTAGGCCGAGCCGTAGCCGGCCGCACCAACGGCACCATATCGCTATCGTCTCAACGATCACCCGGCCCAATCGAGTTAGCCCGGTGTGTAGTAGCCGCTTGCGGGCTACTTATACACAATCGGCAACCGGTAGGCAAACCCATATTTGTGTCCGTACCGCACCGCGCCGCGAGTTAGTGTTATTGCATGGCAAGGTTTAGCAAGAAAAATACCGAGGCACCCAAGGCGGCGGTAGCGGCCGCACGTGTCGGCGGCGGTGCCGGCAATACCGGTATGTATATGGTTGATAAATTCACGTTTTATACGGCCGATCCAAGCGTCGAGGCCGCGTTACAAGTTCCCACCGTAAGCCGCGCTCGCGATCTCATTTGTTCCATGGTTGGTTGCCTAACCATAAAACAATATTCGGAACAATGGAACGGCGAATATATGGAACGTATCTATTTGCCACCGGACACGTGGTTTAACCAACCGGATCCAAACGTCACGCGCAATTTTATACTTGCCAACACCGCGTCGGATCTTATGATGTTCGGCCGGGCCTTTTGGGCGATTACCGAACGGTTGGGGAACGGGTTCCCCTCAAAGTTCACGTGGCTACCGGCTCAAAATATTTACACCCTCGACCAATCCGGGCCGCAATGGTTCGGACCTAGCGACCAAATCACGTTCCAAGGTGCACCACTAAAAACGCAAGACGTAGTGCAATTTCTAAGCCCCAATGGCGGGTTAATTTACCAAGGTGTGAGCGCGATCACTACCGCATTGCGTTTGCAACGCGCCGCCGAACGGTTCGCAACCAACGAAATCCCAAGCGGTTACCTAAAACAAACCGGTGGCGAACCAATGAACGCGCAAGATTTGGCGGATATGGCCGCCGCATTTGCGGCCGCTCGCCAACAATCCACCGTCGCGGCATTAAACGAATTTGTGGACTACAAAGAAACGTCGCACAAACCCGACGATTTGCAGTTGGTGCAATCACGCGAATTTATGGCGTTGGAAATGGCGCGACTCGCAAATATTCCGCCATACCTAGTTGGCGTATCCGTACCCGGGTACACGTACCAAAACGCCGATAGTGCGCGCATGGACCTATACCAATTTGGGGCCAAACCACTTATTGAGGCAATTGAGCAAACGTTGTCTATGAACTCGATTGTGCCGCGTGGCCGGTTTGTGGAATTGGACGTACACGGATATTTAGAGGAAAACGGCATGGCCGAACCCGAAACGGACGATAGCGACGACAACGGAACGGTGGGTGGTGACGCGCTTAACGTCGCTAGTTCGTTGCCACCCACTAACCGCCAACGCGTAGTAAAGTAGGCAACCATGATTAGGTTTACAGCGTCCCCAATTCAGATCACCGCCGCCGAAGGCGAAGGCAAACGCGAAATTATGGGCGTTGCCGCACCGTACAACGTCGAGGCCGTGGTATCGGACGGCACGGCCGTAAAGTTTTTGCCGGGTTCGCTACCGGTGGACGGACCGGCCCCAAAACTCATTCAGGATCACGATTTGACCCGCGCTATTGGTGTTGTTACTGAGCGTGTCGAGGACGAAAACGGCGTGTATTTCACGGCCCGCGTATCCAAAACCCAAGCCGGTGATGAGGCATTAGAACTAGCCAAAGACGGCGTATTGGACGCGGTAAGCGTCGGCGCGGAACCTATCAACGCGGAAATGGACGAAAACGGCGTGTTGGTTGTTGCGTCCGCTAGGTGGGTGGAACTATCGTTGGTTCCGTTGGGTGCATTCCCCCAAGCAAGAGTTACACAAGTAGCGGCGGCACAAGAAAAGGAAAAACAAACCATGGCCGAAATCAAGACAACCCCAACCGTTGAGAACGTCGAGGCCGCACCGGCACCGGCACCAACCGCACCCGTTTGGGCCGCCGCTAAGAGCGAGCGCGAATTTGCAATGCCAACCGCGAGCGAATATTTGGCCGCGTACCACGTTGGTGGCCAGACGTGGGCTAACGTCAATGCCGCTTACAAACAGAACGTTGCAAAAAAGCAGACTGCAATTCAGGCCGCGCTTGCGCAAGATCTTACGAGCGATACTTTGGGCCTCCTGCCCACGCCCGTATTGGGGCCCGTTTTTGTTGGGAAGTCATATGTGGCACCATTTCTTACCGAAGTTGGTACGCGTCCAATGCCAAACGGCAACGGAAAATCGTTTATCCGTCCAACCTTTACGCAATACACCGCTAGCGGTGTGCAAACCGAAGGCTTGGCAGTAACTAGCCAGAAGGCCACTATTGCGTCCAATTCAGTAACCCGCCAGACCGTTGCCGGTGGCGTATTTATCTCGCAACAGGACATTGACTTTACGGATCCGTCCGCACTCAACGCCATTTTGGACGATCTTGCCGGCGAGTATCTGATTAAGGCCGACGATATCGCGGTGGACGCTTGCGTGTCCGGCTCGACAAACCTTGGCCAATGGGACGGAACCCCCGAGGACTTTATTTTGTTCCTTTACGGTGCCGCTCGCGATATCTCAAACGGAACGAACTTGTTCCCAACCCATATCGTTATGGGCGTGGACACTTGGGCCAAAGTTGGTTCGTTGGTGGACGCGGACAAGCGTCCGGTGTTCCCGGCAATTGGCGCAACCAACTTGTTGGGCACCAACACGTTGGGCGCGGGTGATGTCACCAATTGGTCCACCACCAACCCGTTGGGTTTGCGCACCATTGTGGATAGCAACGTGGCCGCCAAAACTATGGTGGTGTTCCACGGTCCGGGCATGGAAATTTACCAAAATATCCGTGGCATTATGACCGTTGAGGATCCCGAGTTGTTGGGCCGTAATTTCAGTTACTACGGCTACCTTGCAACGTTTATCCCCAAGGCAACCTTGTTGCAAAAAATCACTTGGGCCTAATCGGTAGGGCCGGTGCATGGCCACCTATTCGATTACCTCAAAACAACTAACCGCCAATTATGGGGTTGTTGCCACACTTACGGCTAACGAAATCGTTACCGGGCAACAATTCACAATTAGCGGGTTAGCGGGTTTTAACGGAACGTACGTTGCGGTAGATCTACCGCAATACGAATTTACGGGTGTAAACACCGCCGGGGATTTGCAATTTAACCCGGCGGTGCTACTGCCCAACCAAGTGTTGTTTGCGCTTACCGGTAGCGATATTGAGCGAACCACCGCAACCGGCACAATTACGTACGCGCTTACTTGCACGTGGATAACAAAAGCGGACGTTGAGGATTGGTTAGGGTTCACCGTTACTACCCCGTCAAGTGATGATGACCTATTGACTATTTGCGTAGCGGCCGCAAACGCCTACGCCTACCGCAAACGCCAAGAGGCCGGCTATTTTGACGCGTCGCTATCCACGGTGCCAAGCCAAGACGTACGCCTAGGCACCATTATGTACGGCGGCGCGCTGTACCGCGAACGTGGATCTATTGACCAATACGCAAGTTTTGATCCGTTGGCCACCGGGACACCCACCGGCGGCAGTATGGGCCAAATCATGCGGCTATTAGGGGTTAATCGTCCGGCGGTGGCCTAATGACCGCCACCGTAAACGCGTTTAAGTTGGGTTACGACAACGTAGTAGATCGACTACAAGCCATTACCGGGCTAAAAGTGTTTGACGATCCACGCAACCTAAACCCGCCATGCGCGTTAGTGGACGCACCCGTTATACGCATGAATAGCAACCTAGTGTTCGACATGACGTTTAGCGTCAAAATTATTGGCACCGGCCCGGGCGATTACCAATGCCTAGCCAAACTATTGGAATTGGCCGATTTGGTACGCCGCGCACAAATCGGTTTAACGGACGTGCGGCCAACCGTTACCACGATTGGCACCCAAGAATACGCAAGTTACGAATTGACCATAGGGGCTAAAATTGGGCCATGAGTACGTACCGAGTAACCCACGCATTTGCCGACAAACAACCCGGCGATTTAATTCCGGCCGCCGACATAGGCATAAAGGATTTTTATTATCTGTTGGAAATCGGCGCAATTGTCCCCAATGGTGACGTGCAACCGGCCCCAAAACGTGCTAAAAAAGTAACTACGAAAAGCGAGGATTAACCCATGCCAATGCCACAGACCGTTTACTATTCCGCACCCGAAGTAAAGATTGGTGCCGCGTCCGGATCGTCGGTTGATCTGTCCGAGTTTGCCAAAAGTGCCGTATTGACACGTCAGGCCGACGCGTTGGAGAGTTCGAGTATGGCTAGCCGCGATCGGTTCTATCAGGCCGGCATGAATAGCAACCAATTTGTTGTTACGTTTAATCAGTCTTACGAAAGTAGCGAGGTGTACGCCACGCTTGCGCCACTTGTGGGTACGCAATGCTATGTTGAGTGCACACCGGTGGACGGTACAATTGTTGGCGCAACCAACCCCAAGTTTTCGCTCACCAACACTTATTTGGAGGCCATGGACGTTTTGGCCGCCAACCTTGGCGAATTGGGCGAAGTCCAATTGACGTTTACCGGTGGCACCTACGCCGCCGCAACTACCTGATAGCCAACAATTAGGATCGGCGCGACGTGATTATTAAATGGCAGATACCCATTAAGGGAACCACTACGGAAGTAGAAACCCGTTTTATTGACGTACTCAATTGGGAACGGCACACCAAACGATCCATGCAACAACTATCTACGGACCTACGGGCCGTGGACATGGTGGTGCTTACGTGGTATGCGTTGCAACGCACCAAAAACGAACACGCCAATTTATCGCTAGCCGATTATGAGGCCGCATTAGACGGGCCACCTACGCCGCTAGATAGCGGGCCGGTAAACCCTACGGTGGCGGCTACCGCCGCCGATTAGCCGAAATATTGGTGGCAACCGGGTGGTGGCCGCCAAACGTCGAATTTGACGAATACGACATGGCTACCGTGGTAAGTGTGATTACCGAACAAAACCGCCAAATGGAACGGGCAAGTCGTGGCCGTTGATCTCGAAGTGGGCGTGGTAGGTGTCAAACAAGCCTTAAAAGACCTAAACAAAATCGCGCCAACGATACGCCGCCAAATCACCAAGGATTACGCGCAAATCGTGGAACCCATGATAAAGACCGCGCACCAAGCCATACCCCAAATAGCACCCGTTACCGGTATGGACCGCACCGGGTGGAAAACCAAAAGCGGCCTACAAATCCTGCCACCGGGCGGTTGGAACGGCACCGCCGCTACCAAATCATTAAAACCACGCATTAACACCCGGCGTATAAAAGAGTTCCGAGGCAACAAAGAAAACGTGGGCACGTTTGGCGTGACGTGGCGCGGGTTTGCCAACACCGTGTTCGATATGGCCGGCCGTAAATCGTCGGGCAACCGTGACGTGTTTAGCCGCATGGGTTCGCATGGCCGCATGGTTGGCGCGGTAGGTGGCCCACAATTGTTAGCGATATTGCAAGGCCGGTACGGCAACGCGTCCCGCACCGTATGGCCAAGTTACGAACGGAACCAAACCGAAATTGACAACGAAATGCAAAAATTGGTGGACGAAGTAATGCGGCTAGTAAATAGTGATCTGTCTAAACCAACTAGCGTTGGTGGTTAGCCATGGCCGTATCACTCCCTATCGTCTCCGAGTTTGACGGCACCGGCATTAAAAAGGCCATTGCCGAGTTTAAGCAATTAGAAACCACCGGCGAAAAAGCCCAATTTGCGTTAAAGAAGGCGGCAGTACCGGCCACCGCCGCGTTAGGTGCATTGGCCGTAGGCCTTGGATCTGCCACAAAAGCCGCCATTGAGGACGCGGCCGCGCAAGACAAATTGGCGGGCGTACTACGTCGAGTCGGTTTGGCTACCGAGGACGAAATAGCCGCTACTGAGGAATTTATTAGCGCACAATCACGTTTAACGGCCGTTACAGATGATGACCTACGGCCCGCGTTGGCCACGTTAGTAAACGCCACCGGATCGGCCACCTATGCCCAAGAATTGTTAATTAAAAGCCAAGACATAGCCGCCGCCACCGGTAAAGATTTGGAAACCGTAACGCAAGCAATGGCCAAGGCGGCAAACGGGCAAACCGCCGCGTTATACAAACTCGACCCGGCATTGCGCACCACCGTAGGCGTGGGTGCCGAATTTGAGGACGTACTACGCGGTTTGAGTATTCACCAAGGCGCGGCGGCCGAGGCCGCGCTCACTACTGAGGGCAAGATGAAAAACCTTAGTATCCAATTTGGTGAGGCAAAAGAGAGCATTGGCGCGGCACTAATCCCGGCCGTGGAAACGTTGTTGGGGCTACTCATTCCGTTGGCCAATTGGGCGCAAGAAAATAGCAAAGTATTTTTAATCGTTGCCGGTGTTATCGGTGGTGTGGCGGCGGCCGTACTTGCCGCCAACGCCGCAATGAAGGTGTACCAAGCCACGTTGGTAATCGTTAAGGCCGCGCAATTTGCGTTAAACCTTGTTATGGCCGCAAACCCCATAACGTTGGTGGTGTTGGCCATTGGCGCATTGGTGGCCGCGTTTGTGTTGGCCTACCAAAAATCCGAGACATTTAGGGACGCGGTAAACGGCTTATTTGGGGCCATTAAAACCGGTGTGGTTGCGTCCGTCGAATTTATTAAAGGCTATTTGGAATTTGTTATGGGGTTTTACAAATCCATTTTTAACGGCATTGCGTCATTGTGGAATAACACGGTAGGCAAATTGTCGTTTAAGGCCCCCGATTGGGTGCCCGGGTTTGGTGGTAAAGGTTTTAGCGTCCCCAAAATTCCTATGTTGGCCGAAGGTGGCATTGTCACCGGGCCTACGTTGGCCATGATCGGGGAAAAAGGCCCCGAGGCCGTAGTACCGCTAAACCGTGGCAATATCGGCGGCAATATCACCGTAAACGTTTACTCGACATTGGCGGACGCAACATTGCCCGACAAATTGGTAAACGCGTTACGCCAATACAACCGGCGTAGCGGCGTGATCGACATACGGGTGGCGTAAATGCCGGGCGTAGTAGCGTCCGCCGGGGATTACACGGTCCTATTGGATACCGGTTACGACGCAAATAGTTTTCGTTTAGATGACACCGAAAAAGGCGTATTAAACAATACGGAATATACGTTGGGGCCAAACGTGACGTTTGCCGATATCACGGACTACGTATTGGGCGTTACTTACCGTCGAGGCCGCCAACAACCGTTTGACCAATTCGGCGCGGGGACCATGTCATTTACCCTTAATGACACATTGGCCGGCGGCATACTCAACCCGTACGACATAGCAAGCCCGTTTTACAACACCGAGCAAAACGCACCCGGTCTAGCCCCAATGCGGCGAGTAAAACTCTTACGGGAAAACACCGAACTATTTAATGGCATAGTCGAAACTTACGATTACGAATACAACCTAGATCGACAAAACATTGTTGCGGTTAAATGCGTGGACGATTTTTGGCTATTAGCCAACACGTTTATGGACGCACTAAACCCAACGTCGCAAACGTCCGGGCAACGCATAAACACCGTATTGGCATTACCGGAAGTGGATTACACCGGGACTACAAGCATTGCGGCCGGCACCGTCAATTTGGGGCACGATAGCGCGTACAACGTACCGGCCGGCACCAACGTGTTGGCCTATTTGCAACAGATTAACAACACCGCCGAATTCGGCAGGCTATTTATGTCCGCCAACGGGGTTTTGACATTCCAAAATCGTGTAGGCACCACACTTAGTAGCCCGGTAGCCCTATTTTCAGACAACGGCACAAACTACAAATACCGAAACGTCGCTATCCAATTCGACGCTCGACAAGTAGTAAACCGGGCAACGATCACCAACCTAAACGGCACCACCGACACCGAACAAGATTTGACAAGCCAAACCACGTATTTTGTGCAAACGCGAGATATCACTAACTCGTTGTTAGATGACGCGAGCGCGATTGCTACGGCCGCCACCTATTTGTTGGAACCGTACCCGTTGCCAAGGCTCACCGCGCTAACCACCAATTTGGCCATGCTTACCGAGGCCCAACGCGACGTGGTAGCAACGATAGACATTGGGCAAACCATAGAAATTACGGTGACCGTCCCGAATTATGGGGACATATCAAGCGAATTGTCCGTGGAAGGTATAGACGGGGAAATAGCGTTGGACGGTGGCCATACGCTCACGTTTTACACGGCCGACACCACCGTGGTGTATTACCTAATTTTGGACGATCCGGTTTACGGTGTGCTCGATAGCACCAACGTATTGGGTTAGGATTACACATTATGGGTGCTAACGCGCAAACAACCGTCCCGACATTTTCGGCTGGCCAAGTTTTAACGGCAACGCAAATGAACGAAAGCGCACGCACGGGCGTACCCGTGTTTGCGGACGCCACGGCTCGCAATGCGGGGTTTGGTGGTAGTGGCGAAAAAGTTTTGGCCGAGGGCCAATTGGCCTATTTGGAAGATTTAAACGTGGTGCAGTATTACGACGGTGCGGCATGGGCAACCGTCGGCCCGGCAACGTCGGGCGCATTGGTGTACATTACCGGCGCGGCGTTTAGCGCGGTGGCGAGCGTTTCGGCCCCAACAAGCACGTTCACGTCAACGTACACCAACTATTTAATTGTCGTTGACATCTCAGCCGTTAGCACAACTCTTGACATTCTTTTGCGTTGGCGCGCTAGCGGTACCGACACCACGTCAGCCAACTATTTTACGGAACAAAACAGGGCTAATTCTGCTGGTACAGCGTCGGTTACTGCCGTGGCGTCGGGTACTTCGCACATGATTATTCCCGGTGCACAAAATAGCGGCAACTACGCGCACGCATTCCAACTGACGGCGTACGCCCCACAACTAGCACGCGCCACAATGCACACAGGTCAAGCACATGACGGTAGTAGTGCAATCGTTGGCAACTTTGGCGGCACAATAAATCTCACCACGGTGTTTGACGCATTTACCCTGTTGACAAGCACCGGCAACATGACCGGCAACTACCGCGTGTACGGATACGCCAACAGTTAGGACACATTATGCGAAAACCAACTATTCAGATCGGTGACGAAATACGAGAAATGACCGACGACGAGTACGCACAATGGCAGGCCGCCGGACAAAAAGCGAACGAGTGGCAGGCCGCCGCCGCCGTCGTTGCCGACGCAAAAGCCGCCGCGCTCGCATCCGCCCGCGCCAAACTTGCCGCGTTGGGCTTGACCGATAACGAAATTGCCGCATTGGTTGGCCAATGAATAAAAACGCGCAACTACAAACGGCAGACCAAACCCTAAAAGGCGCGGTTATCGCATTAGGTAGTTACGTGGCCCACAAATACAACGTGGACCCACAAATTATTGCGTTGTCCATACCGGTGGTATCGGCCGTAATGGCCATGGTAAGTACCCGTGTTGGCAACCCGGATACCGCTTGCCTATTTGTGCAGAAAACAAACGATACGAAATAATGCCCGTTTACAAGGTGCCCGGCTATTCCGTGGTATCCGAACCATTGGCCGGGACGATCGAATGGGTAAAGCAAGCCGAACTAACTAGCGGTGGCGCGGTATGGAACAACGGCCACTACGCCATGCGCAACATACGCGGTAGCGACGCCGGCGGCAAACGCGGCATTATCTCAAACCACGCACGTGGCGTAGCCATGGATCTGTCCTACCGGCGTATCGAGGCCCGCAAACTAGGCGTACCCAATGCCCGCATAAAAGCCCTAACGTGGCTTAACACCGTCCTAGACAATTGGGAACTATTAGGTGTGCAATGCGTATTGGACTACTACCCGGAACCCCACGGCCGTGGGTGGCGTGTCGATCGCGTGGACGCACTACCACCCAAAGCCCACAACGTCCAAGCGTGGGTTAAATACATGAAACCCACCATTACCGGCGCACCCGGCGGCGATTGGTTCCATATCGAAATAACCCTAGGTATGGCCAACAACCCGGATCGAGTACGGGCCGCATTCCACGCCGCGTTTGGCAAATCCACCACTACCGAACACGTCCCCACTACGGTGGAACCGACAACTACGAAAGGCGGCAAGCGACGTGCCAGACCAAACGGAAACCAACCAACCTAACCTTATTTTCTATGAGGTTTTAACCGGCCAATTGGACACCGGAACCCAAATACTTGTCCAAATTTTTAGGTTGCCAAACGGCACCATATCGCTAGCCCAACTAGCAATGCGGAACAATAGGTGGGAAACATGGGGCGTACCAATTCGACTAGAACACGCGGGAACACACCCGGCACCGAGGGACGGCGGCGCGGCATGAACGCGATCATTGGTAGCATTTTTGTGGGTGCCGCGTTTGTAGTCTCCCTATGGGTTAGCCCACTCCCTAATCCACAGCCAGACGCGGCACCTAACAACACCATGGTGCCCGCAAACACCGTTTACAGCCCGCTAGACGCGTCAAAAGCCGCAACCCCTACCACGGTGCCCCAACCCCAAATAGGGGATTGTGGCGCATGGGCCGGCTACGCGTTGGGGTTTGGTTGGCCGGCAACCGAGGCCCCACAATTAGCCCAAATTATGCGTTTAGAAAGCGGTTGCAACCCGTACGCGGTGGGCGATAACGGCAATTCCTACGGGCTGTTACAAATCCATTGCCCTACGTGGGTGGCGCGCTCGACCTATTGGCCTACCGGGTGGGCCGCCGCCAACGGCTACCCCATAACGTGCAACGATCTATTGGACCCGGCTACAAACCTTGCCATAGGGTTTTTAATTTGGGCCGGTGTACCCGGATCGAGTGGCGGTTGGTGGAATTGGACCACCTACCGGCCATGAGCGAACTAATGGCAGATTGCCACGGCACCGGCCAATTGGTGTACGCCAAAATAAACGAATTGCACGAAAACACCCACGATCTGTTTACGGCCCGTTGCGCATTTTTGGCCATGGTCCGCATACGCATATTGGAACAACGCATAAACGAACTAACCGCCGAACTACAACGGTTGGAACAAGTGGCCCATGGGTGTTACTAAGGCCGTCATAGAACTAGGACCGCTCGACGTAGGCGATCTACGTATGTTCGTGGACTATTTCTACGAAAAACGACACCAACACGGCGAACTCAAAAACACGTCCTACGTCAAACCCGGCTACACCCGCGAGGCGTGGATTAAACGTTGCGACATGGTGGGGTTCGCCGCCGAAATGGCATTTGCCCGCTACCTACGCGTCCCCTATGAGTTACAAGCGGACACCAAATTGGCCGGCGCATATGACGTAGCCGGCTACGAAGTACGCGGAACAGATCTAGCCAACGGTTGTCTAATAACGCGAGATTTTGACAAACCCGCCATATACGTGTTGGGCATTGTGGACCGCGTGGACTATCTCAACTACCACGTGACGTTGGCCGGGTGGGCCAACTATGCCGACACACTCAAACACGAACACCACCGGCCAAGTGATTGGTACCGAGCGAACGCCTACTACACACCACAAACCGAATTACACCCGTTAGGTACGTTGCCAACACTCACAACGAAAGCGACGGTTAGCAATGGCATTTGAGTTAAACGGCTACGTAGATGTTCCCACCCGGTTGCGGTTGGCGTTAAAAGATTGGCCTCAACTACGTATCCAAGAAACGTCTTGCACTCTCGAACAAGTGGGCGAACAACTGTTTTTAATTTGCGTGGTAACGGTGTGGCGTGATGAACGGGACGCGGTGCCCGTCATTGGGTCCGCCGCCGAACAAGTACCGGGCCGCACACCATATACGCGTAATGCGGAACGAATGGTGGGGTTCACGTCGGCGTTGGGCCGGTGTTTGGGCTATATGGGCTATGGGATTGACAAGTCCATAGCGAGCCATGACGAAATTAAACACCGGCAAGATATTGAGCCGGTCGAGGATCCATGGCCAACCACACCCGAGCAAGAAAACCAATTGGCTATGCGCCGCATTGTGGAGAAGGAACAAAACAAACGTAAGGCCATGGCAAGTAATGGCCCGGTGACTGCACCGCAACTAAAAATGCTTAAAATACAAGCCACAAAAGCCAATTTGGCGGACGACGAGGCGTTGCGGCTATTCTGCACCGACACGTTGGGCAAAGAGATTGAGAGCGTTAGCGCGCTAACAAAATTTGAGGCCTCAAAGGTTATTGAGGAATTGTTAAAAGAAGTGGCGAGCAAGAGCATGGAACGGTCCGAACCGTTTTAGACAATTGAGGTAGGACCGTCTCACGGTTACGTCCCGCACGTGTCTAGCGGGTGTTGGTGTAAATCCACGCGGCCTAACCGGCCGTAGTTAGCCCGTTAGAAAGGCGGGTAAAGCCCATGCGCATTAAACGGCGTGTGGCGAGTGTGATCCGTGCTTAACCAACGGACGGGTTGGTGCCCGGGGGCACTATGCCCTAGACCTAGCAACTAACCTAAATAAACAAACAAATGCAAAAACACCACGCGACACAAACCCGACACCCGGGCCACACCATGCAAACCGAGAGCAAGGCGCAACGCGCCGCGCTAGGACAAGCGCGATAGCGCGCGTCAGGCCCTATGCCGAAACGAACAGCGAACCCAAAATACCGGGCACGTCGAGCCGCACTATTACGCGATAAACCCGTGTGCGTATGGTGCAAAGTACGGCCGGCCACCGAGGCAGATCACCTAGTGCCCTATGACATGGTAGGAGACGACACCGAATTGGTGCCGGCTTGCAAGCCGTGTAACTCTCGACGCGGTGCCGAACACCAAGCACGAAAACGACGAAATACAAACACACGCCAACGCCAACACCAAACACGCACAAACACACGTTTGCCACGCAACAAAAACGAAATGGCGCAAACAAACGACAAAATTTTTTTTTCTAACGAACGCTTGCC